TGGATTTAGATTCTAAACTTGCATCAACAACCAAATCTATATTTACATCGAAGTTATTCGCAACAACCGATATAGATTTTGATTCTAAATCTATTGTTATCTCATTATCTAAATCTATTGTGAAATTATTCGCAACAACTGATACGGATTTAGATTCTAAACTTGCATCAATAACCAAGTCTATATTTACATCGAAGTTATTCGCAACAACCGATATAGATTTGGATTCTAAATTTGCAATTACTTCGTTGTCAAAACTAACAGAGATAGGAAATACATCTACCGATGTAGATTTGGATTCTAAGTTTGCATCAATAACTAGATCCAAATCTACATCAAAGTTATTAGCAATAACCGATATTGCTTTTGATTGAAGTTCTGCGGTAACAGGTGAATCAATATCTAAGTCGAAGTTATTTGCAACAACCGATATAGATTTGGATTGCATACTTACATTGATTTCATTATCTAAACTAATAGAGATAGAAAATACATCTATTGATAATGATTTGAATTCTAAGTTTGCATCAATAGATGAATCGAAATCTATTGTAAAATTATTTGTAGCAACTGATATTGCTTTTGATTGAAGTTCTGCGGTAACAGGTAAATCTAAATCAATGGAAATAGGAAATACATCTAGTGATATTGATTTAGATTCTAAATTTGCAATTACTTCGTTGTCTAAATCTATTGTGAAATTATTCGTAGAAACCGATATAGATTTAGATTGTAAATCTATTGTTATCTCATTATCTATGTCTACTGTGAAGTTATTTGTAGTGACCGATACTTCTTTTAATTCTAAATTTGCTTCAACAGGTGTATCAATATCAATGTCTAAATCGTTGGCAGTAATTGTTATTGATTTTGATTCTAGGTTCGCATCAACAGGTGTATCACCACCACCTGCTATTTCATTAACTGCTATACCTACAATCTGAACATTATCACCGCCACCAGTATTATCATAACCACATTCAACATCGGCAGTTCCAACAATATCATGCGTATGAACACCAGAAACCAAAGCACCCATATCACCGATAGTTTGTTGCACCCAATCAGTTTTTGCGGTGATATTATTTGTTTGAGATTTACCACTTGTGAACGCCTGACAAACAAATGATTCAATACCACTTATAGGGAAATTAATTCTTGGATCGTTTCCGTTATCTGTGTCCATTAACATTGTTGCAATGTTAAATTCAATATCAGCATTCGCAGTAAGTGTTATTCCTGTGGTTACTTTACCTGCTGTTGCATTAGTTGTTGCAACAAAATCAAGTGAACCTGTAGGAATTCCTGCACCAAGAAAATAAACATATATAACGGTGTGTTCTGCGTTCGTTCCAACGAATCTACCTACGCGAGTCATAGCAACACCACCACAAGTCATTCCTGTGATGGTGTCTGCATCATTCGTACCTTGGCTTACAATTCCAATTGCACCGCGAACAACTCCAACTGGTGCTACCGTAGCAGTTGCATTGCCGCCAAAGCCTGTAAACGAATTTGAATTGTCGTAAACGATAGTCATTTTAGTTTAGTTTAAAGTTCCACTTGCTGTAATTGTTGGACAAACAAAATTAACTGTTTGAGAATCAAAAGAACCTGTTTCTATATTAACTATTACTGAGCCAGAGAAAGTACAAGTTTCTTCTGTTTCAACTGGTGGAGGCGGTGGAGGCGGTGGAGGCGGATCAATAATTCCACCGTTTGTAAAAACAACTATTTGATTTGGTTCTCCACCGATAACTAAATTATTATCCCCATCGAAATAAATAACTTCTGCGTTCGCTAAACCTGAATAATCAACTTGTGAAACGAAATCACCAGTTAAAGTATATTCAACTGCAACTGGAACAGAATCACAAGCGATTACAATGTTGTCACCGTTGAAAGTTAAATCTCCTGCTTCGTTGCAGTCAGGAACAGAAAATAAAACACTTGGAGTAAATGAAGTCGAGAACCCATCGTCTACGAAAGTATAAATCGTTGCAGAGCGTTCATCTAAAACATAAACAACACCGTTATGAAGTTCAATCCCTTCTACACCATCTGAGCCGCTTCCTAGCCCATTTAAAAGAAACCTTCGCTCAATGTTGCAGTTATCAATATTAACAACACTGACACCGTTTTTGGCTTCATTAACAGTGTAGGCTTTACCAATTTGATATTGAACAACTGCTTCTAAATCTCCACCAACTCCACATGAGCCGTTAGGGAAATCTATAATTCCGCTTTTATTATCAACATAAGCCGCACCAGAAGTTCCATCTGACTTTTCAACCCATGCACCACCGCTTAAATCTGTATATCCTGAAAGCGTAGTTAATTCCCCCGCTTCATATTCTGAAATATTGACAGCACTTAATGGAAATGAAAAAAACATTAAAATTATTAATAAACGAATCATGTAAACCTCTTACTTATTTATAGTTGCGTGAAAGCACTACATTACATAGTGCTTTTGAAAAACAATCAATTTACGGTGTTATAGTTAAAGCAAATAAACCGTTAGCATGAGGGTTAGCATTAATTGTTGAATCAACCATTGATACAGGTGTTACACCTGAGTCTGCGGTAAAATCAACAAATGCAACACCATCGTTATCTGTACCTGCGAGAGTATCATTAACAATTAACCCTGCAACAATCCCCGAAGGTGAACCTGCAAGTTTAGCCCAAGATGGTGCGTTAGTAATGTCAAATGTTGCAACACCACCTACTTCTGTATAAGTTGTAGTTAATGCTATTCCACCTGTTGAGTAACTTCCACCTGCTGTAACTTCTGTGAAGTTTGTTCTATCAGGGGTAGCCTGATTTATATTCGGTAAAGAAGTAATTAGAATCATTGAAAACGAATCACTTGCAAAATTGTGATTATTGTTTCCTATGTTCAATGCTACTTCTTCAAATATACTAGTATCTCCAACTGCCATTTTATATTCTCCTAAATTGTACCTTTTTCAATTTTAACGATACCGAAAAAAGTTTCTTTTCCACCATCGTCTACCTGTATTTCCATTATACCTTTAGTGTAACCCTCAAGTAAACTTGTTAAGTTTGAGGGTAAAGATATTATTAAAAGGCTATTAGCCCAATCTGAACCTGCCTGTGATTCTAAAACAGGAGTTGCAGGAATTAATATTGTTTTATCCGAAGCGGTTACAGAAACCTGAACAGTTGCGGTAGGATCAATATTAAATGTTTTTTTATCTAAAGTTAATGTAACAGGAATTACTTCATCATCTCCTGTTACCAATAATATAATATCCATCTACTCAACACCTTCGTTATATTTATTAATGCAATCCAGATAATGTAAAGATATTAAACCAAAGGCTATTGCCGTATTGTATTTGGCTTTATCATTATCAGAAGCTTTTTCCCAATTGAAACCGTCTAATGAAATTACATTAGAATCATTTGCTTTAGCTAAAACATATTCAATATCATTTAGACTCAACTTCATTAGTTTTGGTGGAGGTAAACAAATGATTCGCTCTTTCTTGTAAACTGTTACTAATTGAGTTGGTTTCTTTAACCCATCTGTCGCGCACCCGTTTACTAGCAATGTTAGAAAGCTTAATAATACGATCACCCCTTTCTTGTAAGAGCCTTTCATACCTGCCTTTTTCTTTAGTGAAAACAGACTGTTCATTTTTCCTTACCTCCGATAATTCCAATATTTTGTCTTGTAATTCAGATTGTTTACTAATGGCGTTATCAAAATCTCTCTGTCTCTCTAAAAACGCTTTTGCCTGTGCTTCTATTGCCGCCTGTAAAGCTTTCTCTGTTTCTGCGAACCTTTCGTTAGCTTCGACTAAACGAATGTTCTCAAGCTCTTTCTGAGCGTTTGCATCTGTCCAATACCAGATAACACCACCAAATGCACCAATAGCTATTACAATCACAACATATTTAATGGCAGTAGCAGATAACCCGCTAATGAACTTCTTAGCTACATCAGGTAATAATGCCAATAAAAAAGTAGTGAGCATTACTAAAACCTTACACCGAATGTAATTAAGTCCATACCACCGTTATTAGTTGACGAACCCCCTGTGCTGAAATGAGTGTAACCTAAAATCCAATCACCTAGATAACATTTACCGCCAAGCATAAACGGTGTGTGAGAATTCCAAGATGGTGTTTCATTATTCCAGTAACTAACTCCTAAATTTATCTCACAAGCTTTATAAGGAATATACCTCTGTATAAAAACGGCTTGATTAGACCTTACTGATTCACCGCGTTTACATACACTTCCATCTAGGCATTCTAAGCGTATTTGTAACAACATACCTGCACGATATTTATCATTTATGTTCTCAGTGTATATGAACGATTCTGAACCATATCTCTCACCACCAACAAAGGTGGTACTAATCGAACCTTCAAACATTGTTGATTCATTTGCTTCTGCATTCTTAGAAAATAGAAATGAAGCTAACATAAACAAAACTACAAAAACTACTACTGCTATAGTTGTAGCTTTACCCCAAGGTGATTTAAATCCTTTATTACCCATTTTCTTTTTCCCCTATTTTATTGATTTTTGATTTTGTATCTGACCTACCGTAGTAAGTTCCTGCAACAACACCTAACAACATTGCCATTCCTGTATAATCAACTGCGGTGCAATCTTTATTGATTATTTTATATAAACAAACAATCAGTGTAGCCGTATAACAAATCTTGGCTAGACAAAATTTACCTGATTTATCTTTGAACAGGTTTAACATTATTTATAACCGTTATGTTCTAAAGAATAATGATTACCATCGTTGAAACGTCCACCCCAAGTTCCACCGATTGATTCCCAATACTCACCTAAGAATAAATGGTCGTCAGTTGAAGTTAAATAGTCTCCATCGTGAAATAAATTAAAATCAACAGCTAACCTTTGTTTATGATTACTCTTATAGTGTCCATAACCTTTCTTTTCACCAAGGCTACCATGTAATCGCGGATCACGATAAGCATCACCAAAAGTTAGTTCGTAACCTTCACTATAGGCAAACATTATTAGCTTGCTTATCATCAATGTAAATTCTCTTTGCTTGCTACCTAGACTCATTTTATTTACTCTCCTTCGGTTTTCCATCAGACTTCTTTTTAATTTTATCTTTGTCTTTATTTTCATTAGAGGTTTCTTTATTTGAACTTGCCGCATCGTCAGTATTCAATTGATTTCCAGTAGCCGCATATATACTTGGATCTATATCAAAAGGCAAATCTCCAAATAAATCTTTATCTTTTTTCCATTGCTCAATAATTTTAGGAAGTCTTTCACCAAGTATTTTAGCCGCCTTAGTTGGTGATAACATTCCATGACGAACTTTACTCATTAATACATCGAATTCTTCCTGCGGATTAACAGCCGCCCTTGGTGGGAATGTCCAATCAGCTTTGAACCCTGCAACACCTGTTTTAACTCCATACAAACTAGAAAACCAAATAAAGATTTTATCCATTGCAGGTTTCATCATATTCTTCTGAACATTATCTAACTGATTAAAGAATTCAGATTTACCCATTCTTCCCGAAGCAAAATTAACCAAGGAATAATCACCTGTTAATTGTTCATAAGTTAAATCAACACCTGCCGCAATGTCTCTTTTTATACCAACATCGAAAGCAGAAGAACTATCAGCTTTAGGTGGTGACACTGTTGTAATTTTTTGTCCTGCTTTAACATATTCGACCATTGCAGGTTCAATTGTATCTGGTAAAGAATAAGAACCTTCTGAATTAATATTTGTCCCCATTCCGTTTTCTGCTTCTTCAACAATCATGGCAAAACAAGCCGCAATTTGTTGTTGCATTAATTTCGCATCTTGATAAGTATCATAATTCCTAAGATTAGTTGCAACAGAATGAAACCAAGTTATTCCTAAATGTTGACCTGCTCTGTCTTTTCTAAATATATGAATTATATTTTCTGATTTGTGGAATTTAGATTTAGGTGGTTTACCTAAAGAACTTCCTGTTTTTTCAGTTAAAAAATGATAACCCCTGACTTGACCATTCTTATCATATTCAATACCGTCAATCAGTGTCCCATTCTCAGTTAATCCGTTTTTTTGAATGTCTAAAAATGATTGTTCAATCGTTTGTAATTGCATAGGAAATTTAGCCTTGGCATTTACGTGTTTTCTAATGAATACTCCACCGGATTCAACAACTGTTTTCATCCATAAATCTTGAAGTCCATAAAGTGTATGGTGAGTTTCAAAATCGCATTCTGTTGAATCAGCCCAATCATCCCATACTTCATTAAACTTTTTAGTTTTAGCATCCGATCCACCTGTTGCTTCCAACTGAATACCACTACCTACTACGTTACTAGCCCACACCATTTTAATACGTTTTGCCAATGGATTATTACGAACTAATTCTTGCGAAGCACTAGCGGCAATTCTGAACGCTTTTGAAGCTTCTTGTGCGCCCGAAGTTTCAGTTCTCAACCAATTATTATTTCTTCTACTTTTACTTGCGACATCATAATTTCTTGAAACCGATTCAAACGCTAAACGTGATTGCGCTCTTTTCAATCCTGCTTCTGGTGAAAAGAAATTAACAACTGTATCAATTGGGTTTTTCATATCAATAGCCTTTCGATGTTGAAACTAATCTACTTCCGGAAGGACGATTATTAGATAGTTGTTTTTCTATTTCAGAGATAGCGATTCTCATATCTTTCATTGATTGATATTCAACCCAAGTATCACCTTCTCTAACTTTCAAAACACCTCTAGCATAAGCATCTTTTAATTCATTTAAGTGTAGTTGTGTGAACATTATCTTTTAATCCAATTTGACTTTCGTTTAATGCGATTTTTTGATTCGAGTTTAGGTTTATCTTCTTTAACTGGTTCAGTTTTCTTAATTGAGTACATTTCTTCAAGCTCAATCCAGTTTCCTTCACTCATTCGATCTATTTGGAGCATAGCAGAAGCCGCCCTGTTGTAAACCCTACAATCAAGAAAATGGTTGTCTTTTCTTAGTTTTTCCCAAATAAATTTAAAAAATCCACGATTATCTACTTTTTTTGTATAAACTTCGGCTGTTAATTGTTTGAAGTATTCTTCATCCCATTGTGGGTAATGGCAATATCCGGTTGGAAAAGTTCGCCCATTTAGCAAATCTTCATCAGTTGGTTTCTTAGCATTTAACCATCTGTAAATCTGTTCTTTTATGACACTAGAACCAACCTTCCAGAGTTGCATTCCACGACTCATTCTCTTACCAGAAATAGTTACATCAACTAACGTAGGAGTTCCTATTGGAGTCATTAAATTATCTTCACCTTTTACTGGAACAACCGAAGGAGATCCGTAACTTCTACAGAAAGAATAAACTTCATTTGTATTGTAGCCAGAATCAATACAGGTTTTCATAATTGGAACTTCAACACCTTTAGAATTTACTAACAATGTATCAAGGAATTCTGAAAGTCTATCTTTAGTATCTTGTTCTTCAATGTTACCGTCAATGATCCCTGTATCAAGTGACCACGATTCTTTTTTCCTTCCCCACACCATTAATTCGTAGTATAAAAAATTCTTCTGAACATCAATTCCGCACGTAGTTAATAACCCTCCATCTGGAATAATTTTAGGGTTATAATTTTCCCTTCTTTCATACAACCTTTCCCAATCTGGTTGTTCCCCAATTTCCCGCCAAGGTTCTGCCATTCGAGTATTATAAAATGCTTTTAATTTCTCAGGATTATTTTGTGCATCTGAAAATTCTTTTGCTAAAACAGTGATAGGTGTGAAAGGTGAAGCAAGGGAAGAAACCTTGTAACCATGATGCCAAGTTACTTCTGGTTTTGTTGCTTCCCAATATGCGTTTTCAATAGATTTATGTCTATCAGATTCGTTCCACATTACACCACATTCTGAACAGCAAATTTTAGCTTCTTTATGTTGAAATTCTTTCTTATCGTTTCTAGGAATAATTACATCAACCCATGTTAAAACTTTACTATGGTTACAGTGAGGGCAAGGTTGAATAAAAACACTTTTATTTGAGTTATTATATTCCTGTTGTATTCTACTTTTACCATCAACAGTGGGGGAACAGGCAGTTATCTTTTTTGCACGTCTACCGTAAGTTGTTGCCCTTCCCCATGCCACGGTTATGGGATCTCCTTCGCCACCTGAACCTGCTTCACCTGCACCAACATTTGTTGGATATTTATCACACTCGTCAAACAACATTATTCGTTTTATTTCAGGTCGGTGGGGTTACGACAGTTAAGCCACAACCCCACCGACCCGACAGGCGCGCATCGCTAAGTCAGTCGGATTTCTCGCACTTACAATGGAAATCTGACCTCCTGCAAATTGTTTTTGCGTAATTGTATTTCCTTCACCTCGTCTATTATTTGTAAAAATATCTGAAACAACAGGGGTGGCATTTACTGATTTAACCAATCTTTCTTTTGACCAAGCTTCTGCGGTTTCTTTCTTAGGAGCTACGTACATTATCGGACTAGGTTCTTGGTGCATATAAAATAATGCGGTGTTCAACATGAGTTCAGTTTTCATAAATTGAATACAACTCATAACCGTGACTTCTTGAACATCTGGATCTGAAACTGATAACATTGGTTGTCTTGCGGCATGAACTCTATCAGTTTTCCATCGTCCTGCTTCTGCTGAGTTATCAGGTAAATATCGGTAGGTATCTGCCCACTCAACAAGATTGAGTTTAGGAGGTGGTGAGAGACACTTTTTAAATGTATTCCTTATCATTTTTTCTATTTTTATTTTAGCTTCTGGTGAAGTGTCTAAAACACTAATTTCATTTTTCACTTTTAATTCTCTCCTTATAATTAGAAACTTCATCTAATAATTCTGAAATCTCTTTATCTAAAATTTTATAAACATCTTCTTCATTTTTATGTGAAAGTAGCCCCGATAACCTTGCAGGTAAACTAACAAAATTAGATCGCATCTGAACTACACTATCATCGAAAACACTAAACAAATATTCTATGTTAGCAACCTGTTCTCTTTTAATCACTAAATCTAATTCGGCTGTTAATGCTTGTGCAATTTCTTTTCTTCTCTTGGCATCGAAACCTGACATACCACTTTCATCTTCTGTAGTGGCTTCTATTAATTGTTGTCTCAAATCAAAAGATTCTTTATCTATTTTCCATTGAGTCACATAAGCTGAATCATAAACATTAAACCTACCTGCTTTACCTAATGATTTCAATCCTGCCGAAACCCATTTTTCAACTGCTTGTTTAGTAACCCCAAAAATATTAGCTAGTTCTTTAGTTGTAACAAGTTCACCTTTACAAAATTTCCTGTAATCTTCTTTCTCCTTAATACGATTAGGGAGTTTAGGTACATCAGGTATTGGGGGTTTATTCATTATCAATCGCCTTTATTCTTTCAATTAAATTATCAACATTTTCTAGTTTTCTGATAGCACGATATAAATTTCCAGTATTTGATTTAACATCAATCACACCAACACAATAATAACCAAGTAGGGAATTAGTGAGTTTTTCATTTTTTATTGAAGTTAAAGAAATCAGAATTTTTATTTTTTCTGGTTTCTCTTTTCCACGATTTATCATTTTTATAGAAATCTAATGTAGGGGTACTGTCAGTAAAGTGACAGCAATCATATCATCTAAGGTAATAATAGACAACTGTCACTTTACTGACAGTGAGTTTATGGTCAACGCGCGTCTACGCCCCAGATCGGAAGAGCGTCGTGT